CTTGACACAGAGCACGGAGAAGCTACAGATGATCGGTGCGGCCTACAAGACCTTCATGAGCGACGCCCGCCAAGTCAACGGCATCGAGCAGGGACCGGTCCAAGCGCCGATTGATGACTACATCGTTTGCAGGTTCTAGTCCATGCCCGACGCCTCGTACCTTCAGACCAGCTTCCTCGGCGGCGAGTGGTCTCCCCTGATCCAGGGCCGCATGGACGACCAGCGGTATCGCACCGCCCTGAACGTCATGCGGAACACGCTCCCGATTGAGGAGGGGTCGGCGGTGCGCCGCCCCGGCACCCACCTGATCGGCCCGACCCGGCAGGGCAACGTCGCGGTGCTGCGGGCCTTCGACTTCGCCGAGAGCCACCCCTATAACCTGGAGCTGACCGCCGGTCACATGCGCCTCATAGCGGGCCTGGGGATCGTCGTGGAGAGCTTCGGGACCCAGGTGGTCATCGGTCTCAGCTCCGGGGACCCCACGGTCGTCCAGACGGCCACAGCGCACGGCTGGAGCACCGGGGACGAGGTGATCGCGCAGATCGAGACGGGGCAGCTCAACAGCTCCATCGCCGCGCTGCTGGGCCGCCAGCTCGTCATCACCGTGGTTGACACCACGCACTTCAGCGTCGCCGACAGCGTGACCGGTGCGCCCATCGACGGGACCAGCATGGTCCTCGGCAGCTCCGACGTGACCGTGACGCGGATCGCGGACTTCGTGACGCCCTACGCCGAGAACGACCTCCAGGCGATCAATCAGGTCCAGGACCAGAGCGACCTACTGCTGCTGCATAACGCCTACCCGCCGCAGGCCGTCATCTCGACGAGCCCCGAGCAGGGCACCTCGTTCGCGGTGTTCACCTTCGGCGAGGCGGTCTTTAAAGACGGTCCATATCTGGACCCGCCCACGGACGGCACGACCATCACGCCCAGTGGCGTGTCCGGCAGCGTTACCCTCACTCTGGCCGGGGGCTCGACCCGGTTCGCCGCGACCGACGTGGGTCGCATGGTGCGCCTGTTCTCCGAGCCGGACGACTGGAGCGCCGCGACGAACTACGCCATCGGCGATCAGGTCAAGTTCAACAACGCCTACTATCAGGCGATCAAGGCCAACTCCAACAAGGAGCCGGACGCCGACGTGATTAACTGGGGCGTGTCCACGAGCGCGGCGGTGTGGAACTGGGCGATCATCACCGCCTTCACCGACACGACCCACGTCACCGCGACCCTGGAGGTCGTCGTGAACGCGGATGGGACGAACACCCCCGGCCCGGTCCTGCCGCGCACCTCCGCGTGCAAGACGTGGCGGCTGGGGCTCTTCAGCGACACGACCGGCTACCCGAGCTGCGGCACCTACCACGAGGGCCGCCTGTGGCTCTCAGGGACCATTGGCAACCGCCTGGACGGCGGGGTGTCGAATGACTTCTTCAACTTCAGCCCGACCGGCTGGGACGGCACGGTCGCCGATGACAATGCCTGCGACTACGTGTTCAACGCCAAGGACGTGAACGAGATTTTCTGGATGGAGCCCGACGCCCTCGGCATGATCTGCGGGACCCAGGCCGGGGAGTGGCTGGTCCAGGCGTCGAGCACCAACGACACGCTGACCCCCACGTCGGTCCAGGCTCACCGCCGGACCAACTATGGCTGCGCCAACGTGCCCGCGAAGCGCACCGGCCTGACCATCGCCTTCGTCCAGCGGTACAACAAGAAGCTGCTGGAGTACATCACCACCGACTTCCGGGGGCTTGCCGGTCGCAACATCGCGATCACCGGCAAGCACCTGACGCAGGAGGGCATCGTCGAGATCGCCTATCAGTCGGAGAAGGTCCCCACGATCTGGGCGCGCACCGAAGCCGGATCGCTGCTGAGCTGCACCTACAAGCGGGAGAGCCCCTACGCCTCCGACCCGCCGAACTTCGCGGGCTGGGCGCATCACGACCTGGGCAACGGCCTGACGGTCGAAAGCATCCAGGCCGGGCCGAACTTCGACGGCTCCCTTGACGCCCTGACAGTGATCGTCAGCGACGGCTCGAAGCGGTGGGTGAACATCGTCACTGACCTGTTCGACGTGGACTGGCAGATCGGCGACGCCAACTTCGTGGACTTCAGCGAGACCCCCAGCATGTGGGAGATCATCACCGGGCCGCCGCTGACCCTCCGCCTCTACAGCCTGCACTACCTCGCCGGGCATACCGTGGACGTGTTCGCGGGCGGCATCGACTGTGGCCAGATAGCCGTGGCTGCGGACGGCCACCTGGACATTCCCATCGACACGAACACGATCCCGCTGCTGACCTCGACGTGGCTGGCCAGCCTGTCCAGCTCGGTGAACTTCCATGGCCTGGGCATCGCCATCGTCCGCACCCCCGCGCCGGTCGCCAATAGCCCGACCGTCACGGGCATCGCGAACTTCGATACCAGCTTGCTGGCTAGCTACGCGGGCGGCATATCGGGGATCGACTGGGATGGTGGCCGGTTCTTCATCTACGACAGCGCCGCCGGTCATGTCCAGGTCAACGACATCACGACTTTAAAGGTCAAGCAGCCCCCGATTTCGTCCCACGACTTCGACGGCGGGATGAAGTATTGCCAGGACGGCTTCCTCTACGGCGCGACCGGCGCGACCAACGCCGCCCACCTGAACAAGGTGGACCCCGTGACGATGCAGCGCGTGGCCCAATTCGGGCTGGCGACGAGCAGCTTCCCGACGACCTCGAACACCTGGGCGTTCCCGCGCGACTTCGACACGGTGACGAGCCCCAGCACGGGCGAGAGCTACCTCATCTCCACCTCGCTCGTGAACACGGTCAATGAGATCGCGGTGATGAACCTGTCCAACGTGGGCGACCGCTTCGGGGAAGGCCGCTTCTTCGGCCCCGGCTGGACCGGCTTCAGCCTCACGATGGACGAAGGGCGCGGCGTGGTCACGCACGGCAAACCGGTGCGCGGGATGGCGCAGGGATGGGTTCTAAGCCTGTCCGGCCCCAACGGCTTCCACGGCATCCAGCTCGGCCTCTACCGCATCCTGTGCCTGCCCGGCGGCCTCGCCACGGGCTATAAGGTCGCGACCCTGAACACGAACATCTTCGGGGTGGGCTTCAACTACGCGACCAACCTGCAAGGCATCCTGCTCGACGAGACCGATGGCAACATCATCCTCCACCTGAACCGGTCGAACACCCAGGCCTGGAGCAACGCCGCGACCTATAACATCGGGGACATCGTGACGAATGCCGGTCACGACTTCATCAGCCTTCAAGGCGGCAACCTGAACCACACCCCGACCGTGGGCGGGACCGCGTTCTGGCAAGACCTGGGCGCGTCCAGCGCCAACAGCTCTGACACGATCATCGCGAAGATGAACGTGAAGAGCGGGGCGGTCATGTGGCAGAATACGATCAGCAACACCATCCCCGGCATCGGCAACCTGAACGCCAGCCGCATCCGCCATGGGAAGTATTGCTTTAAAGATTGCAGCGGCACGTCGCTCCACCAGATCAACACCCTGACCGGCGTGGACACGACGACCCCGATCATCAGCGTCCTGTATGACTATCAGTTCTACAACGACACGACCGGCGAGCTGATCGGCGACACGCAGTACACGAACGGCGGCGGAAGCCCCACGCCCATCGGCTCTACGCCGACCGGCTGGACCCACCAATGGGCGGTGCTCGGCCCGGCAGCGGGGCCGCCCGTGCCCGCGATCACGCCTCCCGGCGACGGGGTGATCTGGCAGGTCCCGGTCGCCATCGGCTACGGCTACCCGAGCCAGGGGCAAATCCTGCGCGCCATCAATCCGCAGGAGGCGGGCGCGGCGAACGGCCCAGCCCTGGCCAAGACCCGGCGGTCGCATATGTTCGGCTCCCTGCTCTTTAAAACGCAGGGGATCGAGTTCGGGACCGACTTCTCCCACATGCGTCCGGCGCTGTTCCGCGACACGAATGACGAGACGGAAATCCCGCTCACCCTCTTGTATTCCAACGTGCATTGGGATAGCCTGGACGACACCTACAGCTTCGACAGCATGCTTTGCTGGCAAGTGACCCGCCCGTACCCCGCGACTGTCTGTTCGCTGGGTGCCTTCATCCACTCACAGGATCGCTAGAATGCCCGTCTCACAAGCTGGATTTGCCGACCTCGGGGGCGCGGTGAAAGACCTCTTCGGTGGTCTCGGCGAGTTCGAGAGCGCCAAGGGCTATAGCGCCGCCGCCAACTTCGCGACCCAGAACGCGGAGATCGCGGCGCAGTCCACGCAAATCCAAGAGACCCAGGCCCAGCGGAAAATCTACCAGAGCCTTGGCGGCCAGCAAGCCGACTACGGCGGTGCGGGGCTGGCGAAGTCCGGCTCGGCCCTGGACGTGATGCGGTCGAGCGCGGAGCAGGGCTCCCTTACGAAGCAGCTCATAGCCAACCAGGGCGCGATCAACGTCGCGGGCTACGAAGAAGAGGCGTCCAACTACAACGCCATGGCGAGCGCCGCCAAGTCCTCCGGGACCGGCTCGATCATCGGCGGCGTCATCAGCGCGGCGGCGTCGATCTTCGCCTTCTCCGATGACAGCCTGAAGACCGGCGTCGTCGAGGTGGACCGCCGCCCGGACGGCCTGGGCATCTATGAGTTCAGCTTTAAAGGATCGTCGCAGCGGTTCCGTGGCGTGATGGCATCCGAGGTCGAGGCCCGCTACCCGCGTGCGGTGTCCTATGACGAACGGGGCTTGCGTGTCGTGAACTACTCGGCTATCGGTGTCATGCCGGAGGTCGTCAATGCCTAACATTCGCCAGTACGAGAACCCCATTGATGGGCTCCAGCCGACCGACAGGGGCGTGCAGTCCAGCGTCGAGCTGGGTCGCCACGTCGAGCGCGCCTACGCGGTCGCGGGCAACTCCCTCGGCAACGCGGTGACGGCGACCGGCGCGGCCTACGACAAGATCAAGACCCAGCAGGACATCTCCCAAGGTCTGGCCCAGAAGGCGCAAATCCTCGACAACCTGACCACCGCCTCCGACGTGGCGATGAACCAGGACCCGAACGACCACACCGCCGCCGAGCGGTGGCGGACGGAACAGATGGAGCCGTTGCTCGACGGCTGGGTCTCCGGCTTCTCGACGCAGGAGAGCCGCCTGTGGGCGACCGAGCAAGCGGGCCAGATCAGACAGCACCTCTACGAGAAGACCGCCGCTGACCAGAGCCGGAACGCGGGCGTCGCGGCAGTCGGCAACTGGAACGACACGCTGAAGGGCCTGAGCAACACCGTGCTCCAGGACCCGAGCGCGCGGGACATGGCGTTGCGCTCACTCGACGACGGGACCGAGGCGCTCATCAAGAGCAACCCGTTCATCACGCCCGAGGTCGCCGAGAAGATGCGCGGCGAGATGCGCGAGCAGGGCCGGACGATGATCGGCGAGAGCGCCTTTAAAGGCTCGGCTCTCACGAACCCGACCCAGGCCATGCAGGACTTGCAGGACGGCAAGTACGAGGGTGTGCTGAACGCCGAGCAGCAAGTCCGCATGTTCGGCTTCGCCCAGCAAATCCACCGGGAGGCGCTCGCCGACCAGCGGTCCCAGATGGCGATGAGCAAGGAGCAGGCGAAGACCCAGTTCGACCAGCAGCTCAGCTCGACCTACGCCACCATGTTCCGCCCGGATGGCAGCACGGTCCTCCCGCCCGGCGGGAACCAGCGCCTCGTGCAGCTCTCGCAAATGCCCTTCGCCGACCCCGGCGCGATCAAGTCGCTGGGCGACGCCATGAAGACCGCCGCCGAGAACAAGATTAACGGCACCTTCCAGACGACTAACAACGGCGTGTGGAACAACCTCGCGTCGCGGATCGGCCAGCCGGTCAGCTCGCCCAACGCCCTGACCCACGCCATGGTCGATCAGGCCTACGCCGCGAAGCAGCTCAGCGAACACGACTGGCGCTTCCTCCACCAAGCCGTCGAGAGCGCGAAGAGCGACCCGGCGACCACGGCGGCGATGACCCAGATCAACCAAGCCCTGGAGCGTAACAAGCCGCTGGTCACGAAGTCGAACCTCTACTCCGGCGTCATGGACCAGAGCGGCGACGTGCAGTACGACGCCCTCCACTTCGACGTGTTCAAGCGGTTCCAAGACCTCCAGGCGAAGGGCATGTCCGCGAAGGAGGCCGCCGACACGATCACCGACCCGCGCAACCCGCAGGGCATCCACTCGATGCTGCCGCAGTACATGAGCACCAACAAGCAGGGGCTCCAGGCCCTCCACCTGAAGGTCCAGCAAGGCGGCGGCGCGTCCCTCGCGGCCCCTGCCCCCTTGACAGCACCCCGCAAACCGGGTGAGAGTGCGGCAGATTATCTCAAGAGGACTGGTGGATGACCGATGCACCCGGAGTTGCTGCCCCGTATCCCGTCGCCCCTGGCGTAGCCAAGGCCCAACAGCTCAAGGCTGGAGGCTTCTCGGACGCGGAGGTGAGCCAATGGGCTCAGGGGCAGACGGCGAAGCTCCAGGCTGGGGGCTTCACCCCTGAAGAAGTGAAGGCCTACTGGGGCAACCAGACGCCCCAGAACGCGGCTCTGAGCGCGCACGTCGCCACCAACTACGCCGCCTACGCCAGTCAGGACCCGAAGCTGGCCACGAGCCCGTGGGACGCCTTCGCGGCGGGCTGGGATCGGTCGGTCTCCGGCCTCATCATCAACCGGCACAACCCGACCTCGGTCACGCCCCAGAACGCCGGGCTCGCCGCCCAGGTGATGAACGCGACCGGGCAGTTCCTCGGGGACGCCCCGGCCAGCGTGGCGGGCTTCTTCGGTGGCGCGGCAGTGGGCGGCGGCGGTGGCGCTGCGGTGGCGGCTCCGACCGGGGAAGCGGCTGCCCCCATCACGGTTCCCATCGGCGTGGTTGCGGGCGCGGGCTTCGGCATGAACGCCACCCCGGAGGCCAGCCGTCAGATTTTGATGGACGCCTACAACCTGCGCGACGGCAAGATCAAGACGTGGCAGGACGCGACCCATGTGATCGCCAGCTCCCTGTGGGAGACCACGAAGGCGGGCGTCGTCGGCGCGGTGACGAACTTCGTCGGCGGCAAGGTGGGCGGCAAGGTCATCGAGCTGGGCGCGAACAAGCTGGTCAGCGGCGGGGCGAATGCCTCGGCCCAGGTCATCAGCTCCGTCACCACCGCATCGGCGCTCGACGGGCACATGCCCGACGCGCAAGACTTCACCACGGCGGCCCTCCTGACCCTCGGACTTCACGGCCTGGGTGCGGCGGCTGCGGCGAAGAAGGGCGGCTTCTCCGACAAGGTGGGCCGGGTGCAGTCCAATCTGGAGACGCTGTACCGCCAAACGGGCACGCCCCCGTGGGAAGCCGCCCAACGCGCCGCGACCGATCCGGTCTTTAAACAGGAGTTGTACGGGCAAGACCCGCAGGGCGATCCGGTCGCGCCGCAGTTCCGCAACGCCGCGCCGCCGGACCCGCCGCCCTACAAGGCGGACGCGCGTGACGCGGGTCTCGTGCCCGAGCACCAGAAGGGCTGGATACAGCCCGAGACCATGCGGGACGTGACGCCCAAGAAGGGACCCTTTAGCCCCCCGGAGGAGACGCCTACGGCCCAGGAAGCGCCTGCCGCCGCGACCGCGACCAGCGGGGTCGCCGAGAGCCCGGCCCACGCCAAGGAGCTGCTCGCCACCCTGGAGGGCTCGGGCGACAATGCCGTGAGCCCGAAGGGAGCCATCGGCAAGTACCAGATCATGCCCGCCACCGCTCGCCAGTACATGGGCAACGACTTCGACGTGAAGACCCTGTTCGACCCGAAGGTCAACAGCGAGGTCGCCGACCGGATCGTGAACGACCTGTACAAGCGATACGGCGGGAACATGAACGCCATCGCTATCGCCTACAATGCTGGCCCTGGCCGCGCCGGGCAGTACATGAAAGCCGGGCCGGGCACCGCTCTGACCGCCATCCCTGACAAGACCATCCGTGGAGGCATCCGCTATGAACAAGGCCCCGCCGCGCACGACGAGAGCTTCCTCCCGACCGAGACACAACGCTATCTCGCGAATGAGCGACGCCGGACGGGTGGCGGCTCTGGGGGCGGCGAAGGCCCTCCTGGCGCGGGCGAGGAGCCCAAGGTCCCGAGCTATAGCCCTGCGGCTGGTGGAGGAGGCGAGGGCGGCGGTGGAGAGCCCCCGAAACCCCCGGCCACGATAGAGGGCGAGGAGCCCGAGGACGCCAACAAGAAGTTCTGGGCCAAAGCTTCGGAAGAGGCGGCGTCGGATGAGATGCTGCGGAACATCGGCGAAGACCCGAAGGCCCCCAGCACCATGAACCTGGACCGGATCATGGGGCAGTTCGTGAGCGAGCTGACGCCCGCGCGTCGGATCGACGACCGCCTCATCAAGACCGGCGACATGGACCGGACGAAGGACATCGGCGCGGAGGATATGTTCCGCCAGACCTACGCCTCCGACATGCGGACGGGCGCGTTCATCAAGTACGGCGAGATCGACCCCATCACTTTAAAGCTCAAGATCGGCACCCCGTCGATCATGGACGCGGTGAAGTCGGCCAAGGACAAGGGCGGCGACCTCCAAGGCCTGACGGCCTACATGCTCGCCAAGCGCACCGTGGACAAGATGGGGCAGGGCATCGACACCGGCTTCAACCCCGAGGCCGCTGTGAACCTCGCCAGCCAGAAGGGAGCCATCTCCAAGTACGAGGACGCCCGCGTGCTCTTCAACTCGGTCATGGACGGCGTGCTGCGTTACAGCCGCGACAGCGGGGTCCACTCCCAAGAGCAGATCGACGCGATGATGCGGGACAACCCCAGCTACATCAGCATGCGCCGCATCCTCGGCGACGACGCCAGCTTCACGCCGGGCGGTGGTAGGAGCTTCAACGCGACCGATCCGCTCCGCCGGATGGAGGGCAGCGACAAGCAGATCGTGGACCCCATCGCCGCGACCCTGGACAACATGCGCCTGATCGTCCGCATGGCCGACCGCAACCGCGCCATCGGGCACGTCATCGGGCAGATCGAACGCGGCGAGCTGGAGAACCCCGGCATCATGAAGCTGGAGGACCAGCAGACCATCAAGGCCGCCGACGAGAGCACCTTCAAGCCCTACGGCCTGCCGCCGGAGAGCGACCCCACCTCGACGTATTCGTCTGAGCTGGCCGAGCGCGCCCAGCGGAACAGCTCGAACCCGAACACCTTCATGTTCTACCGCGACGGCAAGCCGGAGGTGTGGGCGGCGAAGGACCCGGCGCTCGCCGAGCTGATGCGGAAGGCCGACAGCCCCGGCCAGCAAAACATCATCATGCAGACCTTCCAGACCTTCGCCAGCCTGGAGCGGGCCGGGATCACGGTGAGCCCCGACTTCCCGACCAAGGTCCAACTGCGCCACCAAGTCACCGCGTTCATCAACGACCCGCTGCACCCGCCGCCCTTCCTGACGTGGCTCAACGGGATCACCCACGTCATCAAGCAGGACGACCTCTACAAGCAGGCCATCACGACCGGCGCGCTCGGGGTCTCCCTGGCAGACATGGACACCAACTGGCTCGCCCGTGACATGGATCACGTCTTCACCGAGACGGGGACCTGGGACGGCGTGACCAACGCCTTTAAACACCCGCTGGAGTTCGCTCAGGTCATCTCCGAGCGGCTCGACGCGGCGGCCCGGATCGGCTACATGAAGCAGGCCATCGACAAGGGCATCGACCCGATCAAGGCCAGCACGATGGCGCGCAAGGCCTACCTGGACTACGCCGAGCGCGGCACGGCCCAGATCGCGAACGGCATGGCGGCGATCATCCCGTTCTTCCGCCCGCACCTCCTGGGCCTGAAGCAGTTCGGCGAGGCGATGGCGGAGCGCCCGGTCTCGACGGCGGCCTACAGCGCGGCGGCGATCACCCTCCCCATCGTCGCCCTCTACGCGCTGAACACCCTCCAGGATCAGTTCCTCCCGGACGACCGCAAGTTCGAGAACATTCCCCAGTGGCAGAAGGATAACTACTTCATCTCGCCGGAGATCGCCGGGATGCGCTTCCGCCTGCGCCTGCCCCCGAACGCGGGCTTCGTCCTGGGCGGCCTCGTGAACCGGGCGCTGGACCAGATGCGCGGCATCGACAGCCACGCGTTCGACGGGGCGATGATGAGGTTCCTGAACGAGTATATCCCGCCGATGCTGCCAACCGTTGCTCAGGCCCCGATTGAGGTCGCGACCAACCATAGCTTCTTCACCGGGCAACAACTCATCCCCGGCTCAATGGAGAAGGCTAGTGGCTACATGCAATACACTCCGGCGACTTCGGAGACTGGTAAGGCTCTGTCTCGTGTTCTTGGTCCTCCTGGGCTTGATGTTGCTAATTTCAGCCCTATACAGTTTGACCAGCTCGTCAAAGGATGGACCGGCACTCTGGGAGCCGATGCTTTAAATGCACTGAACCTTCCGTTCGCCGCCACGAAGAAGCCCGGCCAGCTCGCCGATCTGCCCTTCGTCGGCAGCTTCATGGTCCGCAACCCCGGTATGTCCGCGCAGCCCATCCAGCGTTTCTATGAGCTGGCCGACAAGATCGAGGCTGAGCACGCGGACTTCGCCCTGGCGATGAAGCGCGTCCAGGGCAGCGGCGACACGACCGAGATCGACCAGACGGCTGCGGCGGGGCAGTACGCTCTGGCTATCGCGCCGATCAAGGAGACCATCGCCCGGCAGTCGGCCATCATCCAGGGGATCAACTCCAACAAGGACATGACCGCCGCCGAGAAGCGCCAGTTCACCGATCAGCTCATGCCGCAGATCATCGCGACGGCGAAGCAGGGCATCAACGCCATGGACGACATTGGGAGGGCCAGCAAGGCGACTTCGCCCGCCGGGCCACAGGAGCCCAACCAAGGTCTTCCCCAGCCTGTAGCGGCTCCCCAGGCCCCGGCAAAGCCCCCTGTGGCTCCGGCGGTCGGTGTGAACCGTGGTGACGTGCCGGTCGCGTAATGGCTCCTCCGAAAATCAAAGTCCGTGGCGCGGCCCGAAACAAGGGCATTCCCTCCGGCTACCTCCTGGGCCGGAGCAGCTCGGGCACGGGCGACGTTGAGCTGCTGGACCTCGCCGAGCTGCGCGGGCTAGGCGTGGCGAGCGCCGGGTCCGTCGCCGGGATCGGGAGCACCCACGGCTTCGGGTTCTTCGCTGGCGGCCTCCTGGCGGACGGTGAGCTGCTGGGCTCGGCGACCTACCCCGTGGACATCACGTTCGCCACCGGGGACGCGGGTTCCAGCGTGACCTCCGAGTTCCCCGCAGCCGCGAGCGCGGTGATGGTCGTCCAGGCTCCCGACCCGTCCAGCGGGCTCTTCGTCCAGGTCGGCACCTTCACCTTCGCCGCCCACAGCAAGACCGCCACCATCGCCTGGGGTTCAGGAACCTATACCCTTAAGGCTGGAAAGGTGCTAAAGCTGTTGGCACCACACCCGGCGGACGCCAGCCTTGCGAACGTCCACGGCCTTATCGTAGGAACCGAATGATGACCCAGAGTTTCACCGTCGCGAACAAGACCTACCCGGTCAACGACGATCACGAGCTGTCAGTACCCGGCGCGGACGAGAGCGCCGTGCTGGCGAAGTGGAAGACCAACGCCGAGCTGGACCCGGAGGAGCGCCGCGTTCTGGCCGCGATCAACAACCGGGAGAACCTGACCCGCGCCGCCGCATGGCTGGACGGCAAGGAGCTGGCGGAGTTCGGGTTCGAGACGCTCGATCAGGTCCACGGCCAGACGTGGCACCCGGACGTGTGCGAAGGGCTTTCGTCGGGCACGGGCTGCGAGGTCCATCAGGTCTGGGATCACCGGCTGCGCCATACCGGAGAGGGCATCGTGGTCCACGCACACCGCAGCCATCGGACGTGCGAGCGCCACGCCACTCTGAGCTTTAAAGATCACCACGAGCATCAGGCTCACCTCCAGGCCGAGTGCGCCCACAAGGAGGCGGTGCTGTCGGCGATCACCGATCACGTCGGGCTGCACCCGACCGACCGTCCGGCCTGGAGGTTCAACGAGAACCACGAGCTGGAGATCGACACCACCAGCCATCCGGTCATCACGCCCCAACACGTCAACCGCGTCATCAGGGACAACTTCCCCCAGCACGTCATCCACGTCAAGTAGGCTTTAAAGATGTCTGCTGACACCTTCCTCCTCGGCGGTACGGCGTCCTCCTCGGGTGGTCCAGTCGCGTCCAACAATGGGTCGAGCTTCTTCGCCATCTCGTCGAACAGCGGCGACATTCAGTCGGCGACCGAAACCCAAATTCAGGTGAAGCTGGGGGCGCAGACGCTCGACAAGGGCTTCTCCCATTGCTTCTCGATAAGCGGCGGCTTCACTGGCATCTTCGGGACCCACCTGAACGGTGCGAACGGCAACGTCGCCATCACCATCACCGCGACGGGAGATGCGGAGGATACCACCCACTCCGACAGCGTGTCGGCTGGCGGCCTGTTCGACTGGCGCTCGACCGGCAATGCGGGCGGTTCGAGCGCGATCACCGCCGGGGTCTTCGGTTGTCACGTCTCAGGAGCGACGACGGAGCTGTACACACCCCAGATCGTCGGCGGCTCGACCTACAACTACTCTGGAACGGCCAACGGCTACACCCCTTGGGGCGCACGGGTCGGGGCGCTCACCAATGGGACCGAGGTCAATACCCAGTGCAAGCAGCGGGCAGCGGGATCGTGGTCCAATCAGCGCGCCAACGTCTCCAGCAACAGCATCGCCGCGACCATGAACATCGTCTTCCGCAAGAACGCGACGACTGGCAATCAGGTCTGCGCCTACGCCACGACGGCCACGGGCATCGTAGAGGACACGACCCACACCGATGCGGTGGCCTCGGGCGACCTGACCAACGACGGCTACACGACCAGCACGGCGACCGGTAGCGCTAATATCTTCTTTGTCCACACCACCTTCAGCCCGTCCGCCCACCTGTGGGACACGCTGGGCACCATGGGGAACGTCGAGACCAGCTCCAGCAACGTCACCTTCTATCCTATCCTCGGGCAGGACAGCGCGGGCAACACGACGGAGGCCCTGGTCCAGTACCGCTACCGTGTGGCCAATAACGTCGCGAACCTGCGGGGCTTCTGGATAAATAACTTCAGCTCGACCGGCGCGATGACCTACAGGGTCAATGGAGCGAACGGCAACGGCGCGGTCACACCTACGTCGAGTGGGACGGGCTACTTCGAGGACAGCACCCACCACGACACGATTGCCTCCGGCGATCAAGGCGATGTCGCCTGCGGGATCACAACGAGCCTGGGCTGGCAGGTTAACATCATGCTGACCTTCGGCGTGGCGACCAATGCGGCGGCGACCCTGACCCTCCTGGGGCAGTTCTCCCAGACGATCAATGCGGTCAACCAGGACGCCAGCCATATCGCCACGCAGTTCGGGCAGTTCTCCCAAGCGTTCGCCGCGACCGACGAGCCCACCTTCCAGGCCACCATCGCCCAGACCTTTGGCCTATTCGGAACCGCCGTCAACGCCGTGGACTTGGGGGCTGGCACGGGCGGCATCCGCCAGTTCTGGACCTTCTAGTTGACAAGCGCGTTCACCTAGCATACGTTCGCAGTTCACAAGGATCGCCCCTCTATGGCCGCTACACCAGTCATGTCAATTCTCGCCGCGAAGGCCGCGCTCGACGCGGTGTTGGCGAAGCTGACCTCGACCTCGACCATCGAGATCAGGACGGGTGCGCCCGAGGCGACGACCCTGACCGCCGACAGCGGCACGTTGCTGGCGACCCTCACCTGTTCGGCCACGGCCTTCCCCGCCTCCACCTCAGACGGCGCGGGTAACGCGCTTGGCACGGCGAACGCCATCACCTCCGCCATCGCGGGCAACACTGGGACCGCCGGTCACTTCCGCGCCAAGAGCGCGGCGGGCGTGGTCATCATCCAGGGTACGTGCGGCACGTCGAGCGCCGACATGATCCTGAACAGCACCAGCATCACCGCCGGGGATACGGTCGGGGCCACGAGCTGGACCGTGAAGCTCCCCTGCGGCGACGGAGTATCGTAATGAGCAACCCAGTCGCCCATGTGACCGCCGCCAGCGCCACCATCGGTTCCATCGCCGGGCTCGTCTTCCACTGGATGCCGGGCTTCCTTGCGGGCCTCGCGTCCTTGGGCGCGGTGGTCTGGTACGGCATTCAAATCTACGAGAGCAAATCGGTTCAGAAGTGGCTCTCGAAGCATCACCCGCGCTACCACGCACTCACGCGCAAGGCGCAGGACAATTCCCACAACCCGAGCGATCAGGGTTAAGCTTTAAAGGAGGACAACCATGGTTCAGACCTACCTGGACATTCAGGAGGCCTTCACGAAGAAGGCTGAAAACTGTGTGCTCGTGGGCTATGTCCACGGCGACAACACTCCCACCTGGGGCTGGGGTCACACCGGCCCAGAGGTAAAGGTCGGGCAGTCCATCACGCCCGCCGAGGCGGAGACTTACTTCAAGGTGGACCAAGCTCTGGCCGACCATCGCATGAAGGAACGCTGCACGGCGGAAGCCCTCGCCAAGCTCGACGAGCATGAGAAGGCCGCCCTGCTCGACTTCGTGTTCAACGCCGGAGCGAACCCCGACTGGACGATCTGGAAGGTCGTGAACGGCACCGAGGCGGGCAGCGTGCCCGACCAGTTCGACCGCTTCATCTGGGTCCATCCCGGCCCCGGCAAGCCTGCCGTCACGAGCGCCGGGCTGAAGAACCGCCGGGCCGCCGAGAAGGCGCTCTGGAACACCGCCGACGTGAACGTCGCGATCACGGTCGCCACCGCTGGAGGCAATACGGCCAGCTCAGCGATGACCGAACAGGTCACGCCGCCGACGCCGGACGCCCCCAAGGCCCTGGCGAAGACCAGTCTCGGGCTGAAGGTCAGCGCCCTGTTCGCCTCGGGCGGCGGCCTGCTCGCCAAGAACCTCACGCCGGACACCCAGTCCCAGGTGCAGAACGTCCACGACACCGTGGTCGCCCACGCCTCCGAGCTGGGCAAGTTCGGGCATCTCGCCACCAACGTCGCGGGCGCAGCCGTGGTCGCCATTGCGGCGGGCGCGCTGATGGTCCACGTCACCCAGCAGGAGGCTGCGAAGAAGTAACCATGTTCGGCATCCCGTTCCTCACCCCCACCCTGGCGATCAAGCTGGGGTGCGGGGTCGCCATCGCCGGAGCCATCGCCTTCGGTGGCTGGTCGATCTACCACAGCATCGCCGAAGGTGCGGTGAAAGACCTGAAGGCGCAGGACGCCCAAGTGACCGCCCAGGCCCAGGCCAAGGGCGCGCAGATCGACGCGGCTCAGTCAGCGGTGGACGCCAAGTCCGCCGAGGACAATTCCACCCACCAAGCGGCCATCGCCAGCACGGCGGCGGTCATCAAGCAGAAGGTCTCGTCCCATGTCCACAACCCCGCTCCGGCTGCTCCTCGTGTTGTCGGCTGCGTCACTTATGGCCTCGTGCGCCTCCACGACGCAGCGGCTCTCGGCGTTGATCCCGACACGCTTCCACTCCCCT